GTCGCACAGGGCAAGCGCGTTGAAGTGGCCGTTGATGTTCACGGCTTTGGCGGCCATGATGCTGGCAACCTCGGGATCGGTGCTGAAGCCCGGGGCGAGGATCAGCGTCGGAATGACGCGGAACTTCGGATGAACGTCGGAGATCAGCTCAAGGCCTTTCTTCTTGCCGGTGGCAGCATCAATGCCGCCGATGATGTCAGCCTTGCTCACGGCAGTCGGATCGATCTTGAAGCCGGTGGCAATGGTCAGATCACCGTCTGAAATCTTGGAGCCGATGACGTTCACCACGAGGTAGCCGTCATCGTCAAAGGCGGTCTCATAATCCGTGCCATCGGTGTAGGCAACGCCCTCGGCGTTGGTCAGCGACAGAGTGGAAGGGAGCACGCCCAGCTCTGCGATAGTGCCGGTGCCTTTGGCGATCGTCACGGTCTTGGTATCGAGGGCGGTGCGGTGCTTGGACGGATCCAGCACGTTTACCAGGATGCAGGGAACGATGCCCGCGAAGTTGAAGTTCGCGTACATGAATTCCGAAATGCCGAAGCGGAATTTCTTATTGCCCGCGGCGTCAACCTTCTGGGCAGGCTCAAAGCCTAAAGCCGCGACAGCTTCCTTGTAGGAGTTAACGAGCACCGGCTCGTTAACGTGGGGATCGCTTACGCCGTTGACCGGGGCAATGCCGACCACAAAGGGGATGGCGCTGTCCACGTTAACAGTGGGGATCAGGGAGGTGGCAGTCTCAGAGACGTACACACCGTGCTTGTAATTTGCCATTATCTGAGTTCTCCGTTTTTGATTTTGGAAAGCACGGTGCGATAAGCGGCATTGCGCGGCGTAGCCGTTTTTTGCGCTTCAACTACCGCCGTGCGGTATTCGTCGGTGCCCACAATCAGGCGCGCTAAGAGCGGCTCTTTTGCAAGCATCTGAGTGACCGGGCCCGGAAGCCCGCCTGAGTAAACCTGACCGGTGCGCATGAACCCCGCCGGGAACGACGGGCCGATGTAAATGCGCGCAGCAGGCTCCTGAGCCGGGGCCTGAGCCTCAGCCTTTCTTCTTGCCATCGCTGGCCTCCTAAAAGGGGAATTGCTCGCCGGGAATGTCCCAGCGTGACGTGATGACCGCGCCTGAGAAGGGCGGATCATCAGCCTTAAGCGTCCAGGTGATCGGGGCGTTCAGAACAAAGCGTTCGTCAAGGATGCCGCCCGGCAGCGCCATGAAAGCGCCGATGATACGGCGGCTCACGTTGGCGGCGTCGCGGTAGCCCTGATCGTCGCCGTCAGGGGCCGACGTGCCCACGTGGATCTCCACGGAGGCAGTCGTGCTCCCGTCCTCGACCGTCCAGGACACCGGGCGCACCAGCACATAGGGGAACAGGTTCTCGCTCGTGCGCGCAGGGAGAAAGCCCCGCAACACCTTCACGGGCACCAGCTCATCCTCGTGCTCCGCCACGTCAGGCTCGTCGGAAAGCGAGCCCGGGCGCAGGCCTGAGGATCTGCGCGGCGCATGCAGACGCACCTCAGAGAGGGCGCTTTCAAGCAGCTTGCAGATCGCGTCAGGCAGGCACACGGCATTGGTAGACTGTGCGTCGCTCATTTCGTTGCCTTGTCGAGCAGTAAGCCGACTTCATGATCCATGCGTTCGGGAAGCTTTTCGCTGATGAAGTCATCCACAGCGTCAAGCGTTTCCTTGGTCCCGGCCATCTGCGCCACGGCAGGGCCGTTTTCCTCGGAAACAGGCAGGGACTGCGTCGTGGTGCGGCGCAACACCTTGCCTTTCCACACGAAGCTTGAGCGCACCTCGAACTCCGAACCGCGCTTAAGCTCAGCCGTGACCGGCTTTTGCGAATGCGTGGTGTCGGCGCGCGGACGCACCTTGAAGTCAGAGAGAGGCTTGCGTCCGCCTCTGATCTCAAGCTCGCCCTCGGGGCTGCCCTTTGTTGCTTTTTTCAGCGTGATGTCCGACTTAACCTCCCGCGCCTTGATGGTGTAGGTCGAGGTCACCTGCTTTGTCAGCATGGTGGCCGCGCCCTGCAAGGTGCGGTTGACCGCGCGGGACGCTGCCGTGGCGTAGCCGTCCTTAACGCCGTCCAGGAGCTTCATGAAGCCCTCGAACTGTTTGCGGTCAAGCTCAATCATCGCTAAATTCAGGAAACAGTCCCCATGCGAGGGGACGGAAAATTACGCGGCATTGCCGTTTTCTGCGCTTCAAACTAAGAGCCAATCCCCGTAAGGGGACGGAAACATCATTGCTCTGATGTCACAAGGGTCAGCGCGTCGATCCCCTGTTCCGTGTTCACGTCAAAACAGCGGTAAGGCGCGCCGTCCAAAGTCACCGAGCTGTCAACCTGAGGCAGGGGATCAAGATCTCCCTGCCTGAGGAACACCACGATGGTTGAACGAAACACGCCGCTCACCGTGGCAGAGTCGAAACGCTGCGCCACCGACGAATCGATGACACAGGGCACCTTCTGCCCGTTGATGGTGTGGGTGTTGCCGAACTCATCAACGTTGATGAACACGTCGAGATCACGGCGCAGCTGATCTTTGAAGCTCATTTGCGTCCTTTGCGCCTCTGCGTCTGCGCGGGCTTGGACACCTCGACGGACTGCAAAGGAACGTCAGCGTGGGCGGCGCCCGTGGCTATAAGCCTGCGGGCAACCGTCTCATCGATATTCACTTTGCCGCCCGCCGGGATGCGGTCTGAACCGCACAGCAGGTTTCTGTCTGCGATGATGAACATCAGAGCACCTTGGCGACGTGGAAAGCCTGAACCTCAGTGGGGATAAGCACCGGAGCGGATGCCAGCTTGATGACGCGGGATCCGGTCGTGGCCTCGACCCATGAGGAAGGAACACGATCGCCGGTCACGTAAGACGTGGTGTTGGCGGCAACGTCGGCAACCGGGATCACGCCGTAAGCGCGGATGGTCTCAGCTTCCGGAGCGGCAACGAGGATCTCATCGTCCGGAACGTAGTGGACGGTCTTGGTGCCGTCAAAGTACGAGCCCTTGTATACGATCACCTTCATCTGCACGCCATTGACGTTGATGTAGCCAAAGGTGCTGTAGAAGTTCTGGGTGTTGGTCTGCGGGTTGATGTTGCCCATGACGATGTTGAGGGCGTCAAAGCCTTTGTCAGCCTTGATAGCCTTCATCAGAGGGATGATGGCCTTGGAGCCCACCCACACCTCAGAGGGGAAGTACTCGCAGCGGTCGGCCACGGTGTCGGCGATGGCGGCAATGTCGCCCAGCGGATCAGCGCCGGTCTCACCCCACTTGGTGGCAACCTCGGTGAAAGGCTTCTTGGCCTCTTCCTCAGGCCAGTAGGAGATCTCAGCATCAGCGCCTTTGCCGCCGAACGCGATCTTGCCCTCGAACAGAGCCTTGGAAGCCATCCACTCCTCGCGGCGGCTGATCTGTTTGTCCAGATCAGTGAGGTCGCGGGCAACGATGGCGGCGGCGCGAGCCTCAGGGCCCATGTCGGCGTAAAGGTTCTCACCGGGGGCGCGCTTTAAAGCGTCCTCAGCGGTGCAGATACGGGCCGGGGCGATGTAAGCCGGACGGTAGGTGCGGGTCACATAGCCAGGGCGCTCGTTGAAGGTGGCGCCCATCTCCACGGAGGTAAAGTCCGCGAGGGTGCGCTCATCGGAATAAGCGATGTCCACATCGACGGTCTTGGTGTCGAAGGTGCGGACGTTGCCGAAGAAGTGATCCCTCAGCACAGAGGGGGCGCGCTTGGAATTCTGAACCGCGGCCAGAAGGGTGCGCGGCTCAAACATATCGATAGCCATAGTAGTTTATCTCTCCCGTTAGCGGATGATGATGCCGGCCTTGCGCCGGGGCCTTTTTCTGCCCGGCGTCTGGAAGGATTTTTGACTCAAAAAGAAAACATCATCCTGATGCTTATCAGCCATTTGCCATGGATTTGAGGTTTTTTTCGGAAAAGCAAAAAGAAAACAGGAAGGCGGCGGTCGCCTGCCCCGGCCTTGCGCCGGGGATTTTTTGTCAAGGATCAGACCTCTTTATTTGATTTAATTGTTGACATAATTAAATCAAAGAGTACAATAAGAACCATAAGGAGGTCATATGAAAAAGCGAAGAAAACGCAGACTTCGCCTGCGGTATAAAGACATCATCCTGATCCTGACAATCGTCAGCGTGCTTCTTCAAGCAATTCAGGTGATACAGATAATTATAGTGAAGTGATTTTTAGCCTCCTCTGCCAAGGGGGCCTTTTAAGGATAGGCAAGAAAAATGAGGAAATCAATAACGACCGAGCAAATCATCATCGCCCTGCTGGCGGTGAACATCATCCTTTCCCTGATCATCATCATCGCAAGGTGACGCATGGGCAGGGGCGGTAGGCGCGAGGGCGCCGGGAGGCCGAAGGGGTCGCCAAACCAGCACCCGCATGATCCTGCAAAAGCCAAGACAGGCAGGATCGTCATTTCATGCACCGAGGGCGAGAAGCGCATGATCAAGGAACTCGCCGACGCGGCGGGGATGAGTGTCAGCGAGTATGTGCTCAGCCGGATCATCATGGAATGAGTGAGAGACGGATCCCTTTAGAGGTAATCTAGGAGTATTCATGTTTGGTTGGTTTTGGAAACTGCCTTACTACATTGTGTTGGTTGTGCCTTTTGTTTTGTTCAGTTTTCTTCCGGCGATAAATGGAAAATGTGGAGCTTTGACCTGCCTTTACGTTTTTCTATTCATCGTTGTAGCTGATATGGCATTGGTGAAGTTATTTCTGAAGAAAGCTCGATCAAAGCTGCCACAGGAACCAGTGGAATTTTCAGAAGTAGAGATAGCCGATGGTGAAGTAATCACCGCCGTTCTAACGTATCTGGTCCCGCTTTTGACGTTCTTCTTGGACAAAGAAAATTTTGCTTTGCAGATCGTGATTGGCGTAATCTTGTGCGCTAACCTGTTGCCATGCCTGTTGCGAAGCGTGATCCCATCGCCCTTCCTGTTATTTGTTGGATACCATTGTTACAAAGCATCGATTCGCAACGGTGTTGGCGGATGCCTGCTGATCACTAAAAAGATGATCAGGAATCCAAAAGAAGTCAAGTCAGCCATCCATATTTTTGCCTACGTCTATTTGGAGTGATTTGCCATGTTTGATAACTCGTCCCTTTACGCGCTGTCAAAGACCCGCAGCGGAGCTGACGTGTACAAGATTAATGTGAGCGCAAAGGCCATTATGAAAATCCGGGAAAACTTTGCCGAAGGACTCGATTTTTTCCTCAAACAGGAGCCTCATGACTTCACGCCACTTTACAAGCTGGATGAGGATGAGTGCTCATGCCTTAAGAACTTCACGGCGCCGGATTTTCTTTTCGATGCCATACGCAACTCGGCGAACCTTAAGGAAATAACAGGCAAAGACTTCGAAAGGCTTGATATCAAGGCGCTTTTCATGGGGGAGGTGGCCGAGCAGGACAACGACGAAAAGTACACGATAGTATTCAAAAGGCTGTACATGTCCAACGTTCTCAAGCGAAGCGGGCTGAACCTCCTGTGGTCGGATAACGTTTACACGTCCATTGACAGTGATGCGCTGTCGATCCCAGAGAACTCGAACGCTGCATTTGCGAATGGATCCTTGTATTTCTTGTCCTACAAGATCGTCAACGAAATGCTTGATCTGTCCGACAGGTACAGATCCGCCACGTCTGCCGATTTGCGCGAGTTTGAATCTAAAGTCGCCTGCGACGGGGACCTTACGGATTTTGCTAACACTAAGGCGAGAAAGCTGATCGCCATGATCAATGACTCGCGGGTGCTGGAAATCTACTCGATCGAAGAGATCGCCGCTGCAGCAAAGAGGCAAAATATAATGCTGAAATATGACGACGATGGAAAGATTGCCCTTGATCTCGGCAAGCATAAGGAAGCCATGATCATCCTGGACTTCCTTGCCGAGAACACCTTCATTTCAACCTTTACCAAAACTCGCAACCGCACTAACTCGCGGGAAGCCTTCTAGCTGTTATTCAGGCACCCTTCCACGAAGTCGCACCACTCCTGCATTGGTGCGCGGCGCTCGTCGAGCAGGTCGGAGCGCTGGTATGCCTGGA